GAGGAATTTTTAGAGCGCGAGTCCGACATTGCTGACCGCGCCGGCCCTGAGTCTCTGCAGGGGTTCCTGGCCAAGCACCTGAATGTCGAGATTGGCATAGGGCTGCGCAGCGACCGCTGGCGAGGCGCTGACCACTGGCTGGCCGCTACAGACAACACACTGTCCCTACAGGCTCTGTTAGAGCGCAGTGAGGTGATAGTGGCCGGGGTGGACGGTGGTGGTTTGGATGACCTGCTAGGGCTGACACTGGTTGGTCGTGAGCCCGGCACACGGCGGTGGTTGTCGTGGACTAAGGCGTGGGTCCATCGGTCTGTGCTCGACCTGCGCAAGAGCGAGGCGCCCCGAATGCGCGACTTTGAGCGCGATGGCGACCTGGTGCTGGTCGAGGACACAGAGGACGCGATTCAGCAACTGGCCGATATCGTGTCACAGGTGGATGACACCGGCATGCTGGCGCAGGTGGGGCTCGACCCCATGGGTGTGGGTCTGATCGTGGATGCGCTGGCAGAGCGGGGCATTGAGGGCACGGAGCGCATTAAGGCTGTGTCGCAGGGGTGGACGCTAAACGGCGCCATCAAAACCACCGAGGTGAAACTGGCATCCGGCATGCTGGTGCATGCTGACCAGGGGCTTGCCAGGTGGGCCGTCGAGAATGCCAAGGTCGAGCCCAAAGGCAACGCCATCACCATCACCAAGGCAGTCGCTGGCGCCGGCAAGATAGACCCGTTGATGGCGCTGTTCTGCGCCGTCGCGCTGATGAGCAAAAACCCAGAGGCGCCTGGCATCTCGATCTACAGCGACCCGAACGCATACGCGACGGTGTTCGGCGAAATGTTGACAGGCAACACCGCGGAGTCATGGGACCCCGCAGTCATACGTGACGTGACCCACCCTGATTTCGCCGTGCACAAGGCTAGGTTCGAGGCCTGGCAGGCGCAGCAACCGGACGATGACCAATGGTAAAGCGCCTTGTTCGTTCCGTGCACAACCACGTCCCAGACGGTGTGTTCATCGCCGGCTCTGGCCTGACATCCTACGGATTCTGGATGGCATGGCCCCCACTGGGGTTCATCGTCGGCGGCCTCGCTGTAATTTTCCTGGCATTCGCGATTGAGTCGACCCGCAAGTGAGTTTCCTTCGGCCGTTCATCGAGGCACGTCAGTCGCGCGAGCCGCGCGAGGTAGAGCGGCCTGCCTTTGTGGTGGGCAGGCCGGCGTCAGGTGTGCGCGTGACGCCCGACAGCAGCCTGCAGAGCGCGACGGCATGGGCGTGCCACAGGTATCTGACGCAGACGGTGGCACAGTTGCCTGTGCGCGTGATGCGCGAGCGTGGCAATCTGTCGGAACGGGTGACGACTCACCCTGTGGCCAATGTGTTCAACTGGCGGGCGAACCCGGAACTGTCGCCGTTCCAGTTAAAAGAGACCCTGACGGGTTGGGCGATACTCTACGGCAACGGCATCGCTGAAATTGAGCGGGACGCGGTAGGGCGTGTCACTGCGCTGTATCCGATACACCCTGACCGCGTGGAAGTGCTGCGCGACCTCGACAGCCGCCGGCTCATTTACAAAATAAGCAACGGCACAGATGGTCCGACGCTGCTCGACCAATATGACGTGTTCCACCTGCGTGGGTTCGGCAATGGCCCAGTCGGGCTGAGCGTCGTCGAATATGCTGCGGAAACTCTGGGGTGGGCGCGTGCCACTGAACTGTTCGGCGCTTCATTCTTTGGCAACGGTCTGAATACATCCGGCATCATCGAGGGCGCCGGCGCATTGGACAAAGCTGGGCAAGAGCGGCTTGAGGCGCAATTGCGCAAGCGCCACGGCGGCCCCCGTCGCTCGCATATGCCGCTGTTTCTCGATAAGGCCATGAAGTGGGTCCAGACATCGGTCAAACCCAACGATGCGCAGTTCATAGAGACAATGCAGTTCCAGGTAGAGGAAGTCTGCCGCGTGTTCGGCGTGCCGCCTCAGAAAGTCGGGCACCTGCTGCGGATGACGTTTAATAACGTCGAGCACCTGAGCATCGAGGTGGTGGTGGACAGCATCACCCCCTGGGCGATCAGGTGGGAGGAAGAAGCCAACTATAAACTGTTCGGCCAGAACCGCGCTGGTTTCTATATGAAACTGGACCTGAAAGGCCTGCTGCGCGGGGCATTCAAGGATCGTCAGGAAGGCCTGCAGATCATGCGCCGGAATGGCATCGTGAACGCGGATGAATGGCGCGACATCGAGGACATGGGCCCGATGGGTGCCACGGGCGGCAGCAAATACGTCATCGAGCAGAACATGACCACGCTGGAACGTGTCGGTGAAGAACCGGAGCCCAGCACCCAAACGCCGGCACCTGCAAACGATACGGTGCCAACCGCGCGTGTTCGGAACATCCGCGCGCTCCAACGGATAGGGAGTGCAGCCCGTGCCTCGTGACATCATGCAGCCAGACGAACGGCCGATGACGCTCGCCGAACTGGCTGAGGCTGTCGAGGATGCCCTGTCAGTCGCAGTGGACGCCCTGCAGCGCGTGCAGGCTCTGGCGCGTGAGCCTGGGCCGCAAGGCATGACTGGCCCCCGCGGTGCGCGCGGCGACGATGGCGCCCCTGGGGTCGGCATCCTCGCGTTCGCGACCGACGACGACGGCCGATTGGTTGTCACGCTGTCGAACGGCGTGCGCGTAGACCTGGGTATTGTGCGGGGCGCCGATGGGCAGCGCGGAGAGATTGGCCCTGCTGGGCCGCAAGGCATCGCTGGGCCAAGGGGCGAACGTGGCGAGCCTGGCATACAGGGCTCTGTTGGTCCTGTCGGCGCTACTGGCGCACAGGGCCCACAAGGCGAGCGTGGCGAACGTGGCGACCCAGGCCCCCGTGGCGAAGCGGGCCCCCAGGGACTGATTGGTCCAATGGGGCCCGCCGGACCACCTGGTCAGCGCGGCGACCCCGGCCCACAGGGGCCACGTGGCGAGGCAGGGCCGCATGGCGAGCCTGGGGCGCCGGGTGAGGTTGGCCCAGAGGGCCCACAGGGGGCACGAGGCCCAGAGGGCACCCCAGGCACCCCAGGCGCCCAGGGCGAACGTGGCCCGATGGGGCTCATAGGACCGAAAGGCGACAAAGGTGACGCAGGACCCCAAGGTATCGCCGGACCTGTCGGCCCCCGCGGCGAACGAGGCCCGCAAGGCGAACGTGGACCGCAAGGCATCCGCGGCGAAGTTGGTCCACAAGGCCCTGCTGGCGAGCCAGGTGCATCGACGGAAGTCTCTTTCGTATCTGACGCGCGCCTTACGGCGTCCACACTGAACAAGGTCCGCGTGACAGAACTGGTTATCGGCGACCAGACCATCCGCGTCCTCACACTGGACTGACATCATGACAGTTACACGCATGCAGCGCGCTGGGACCCCCAGCGGCTACCGGATGGTTGCGGCCAAAGACACGGCAACGGTCTACCTCTACGGCCCCATCGGTGCGTCGTGGTGGGATGACAGCGGCATCAGCGCGAACCAGTTCCGTAAGGACCTGGACAGCATGGGAGCGAGCATCCGAAACATCGACATCCGCATCAACAGCGAAGGCGGCGACGTGTTTGATGGGCAGGCCATTTACACGCTGCTGACCGCGCACAAGGCACGTAAGACGGTCTACATCGACGCCCTGGCAGCCAGTGCCGCGTCGTTCATCGCGATGGCGGGCGATGAGATTGTCATATCCGAAAGTGCCTTTGTGATGATCCACAACGCGCATGGGGCATGTTTCGGTGGCGCGGGAGAGATGCGAAAAACCGCGGACCTGCTCGATATGACCAACGGCGCCATCCAATCCATCTATGTGTCGCGAACCAAGCAGTCTGCCGCCGACCTCAAGAAATGGATGGATGACGAAACGTGGATGACCGCCGCTGAGGCTGTAGAGCGCGGGTTTGCGGATCGAGTCGTCGAAAACATGAAGGTGGCCGCGTCTGTGCGCGACCCGTCAAAGTTCAAACATCTGCCTGTGGCGCTACGCCCGAACCGGCTCAAGGCCGCGGCCGCACTCAAGCAGATGTCCGCTGTAAAGCGGTAAGCATTCCGGCTCAGCCGGTAGGCCTTGCACAGCGCCTTGGGCCAGCGCATCCCAGAGGACAATCTAACATGCAGAACCAGGCCAATGGTGCCCTGGCCATTCTTGGCCAGGTTCCGGCTGGCGTCGTCTATATGGCGGCGCCCACGATTGAGGCGCTTCGGACCCGCCAGGCCGACATACAGGCGGCATCTCAGGCGTTGATTGAGGCTGCCGACGAGGCTGGTGAGGACCTGAGCGACGAGGCACTTGCCACGATTGAGGCGAACCGCGAGGAAGCCCTGCGCATCGGCCGCCAGATACAAGCGCGTGAGGCTGTGGGTGTTACTGCCACTGCCGGCCGCCGCACTCAGCCAGACGAAGCTGCGCGGTCAACTGTAGGGCAGGTGAGCAACACCGCTGGCCGCCCGACCGTTCCGGCGCAGCCCAGGGCGAACGACCCACGTGGGGGGTTCACCAACTTTGGTGAGTTCGCCACCGCGGTGCGTCATGCCAGCCGGCGTGAGGCGCCTGTGGTTGACAACCGCCTGTCCATCCAGAACGCCACCCTGTCCACATACGGCCAGGAAGGCGTTGGCGCGGATGGCGGCTGGGCTGTGCCGCCGGAGTTCCGTGCTGCCATTATGGAAAAGGTGCAGGGGCCGGACAGCCTATTGTCTCGCTGCGATGTGCAGGTCACCAGCAGCAATAACATGTCGTTCCCGGTTGACGAAACGACTGCGTGGCAGTCCACTGGTGGCATCCAGGCATACTGGGAAGGCGAGGCTGCGGCGATGACGCAGAGCAAGCCGGCCCTGCAGGACCGCAACTTGCGTCTGCACAAACTGACAGCCCTCGTCCCAGTGACAGAGGAACTGCTGGCTGATGTGCCCTCGATGGACGCCTATTTGCGCAGCAAGGCGCCTCAAAAAATCGACTACAAGGTGTCGAACGCTATTTATGACGGCACTGGCGTTGGTCAGCCTCTGGGCGTTCTTAACGCTAACTGCACCGTAACGGTATCCAAGGAAACCAGCCAGCCGGCGGATACGTTCCTGTCCGAGAACATCTTCAAAATGTGGTCGCGGATGTATGCGCCATGCCGCCGCAACGCGGTGTGGCTCATCAATCAGGATGCTGAGCCGCAGCTTTACAACCTGCAAATCCACGCGAAGAATGTGGCCCAGGCCGAGAACGTATCTGGCATCCCAGTCTACGTGCCGCCCGGCGGCATCAACGGGGCGCCGTATGGCACTCTGATGGGGCGCCCGGTCATCGCACATGAAGTGTGCAAAACGATCGGCGACAAGGGTGACATCATGCTTGCTGATTTCAGCAAGTATTTGGCTGTTATCAAGGCTGGCGGCATCCGCACAGACTCCAGCATCCACCTGTTTTTTGACCAGGACGTGACCGCGTTCCGGTTCATCTTCCGGGTGGCTGGTCAGCCGTGGTGGGAAAGTGCCATCAGCCGCGCGAACGGCACCAACACCCTGTCCAGCTTTGTCGTGCTCGAAGCGCGATAATAGCTAGTCCCCAGGCATAGTGAGCCGGGCGACTGGCTCACGTTCCAAATCAGGAATTAGACCATGAACAAGCACATCTGCGACAAGATGCAGATACAGCCGGCCGTCATCCCGGTGAACCTGGCGACCGCCGCGAACAACGGTGACTGGTTCAACATGAAAAACTATGGCCGTGTGGCCGTTGTCGTGTTGATCGGTGTCGGCGCCGCATCCCAGGACCCAACCCTCACTCTCGTGCAAGCGACCAGTGATGGTGGCAGCAGCAAAGCTGTGAATTTCACCGAAATCCGCGTGAAGCAGGCATCTGCACTGACCAGTGTGGGGACGTTCACGACCGTGACCCAGGCCGCCGGTAACACCTACACAGAGGCGACTTCCGGTGAAAAGCAGAAGCTGTGGGTGGTCGATATCAAGGCCGAGGACATGGACGTGGACAACGGCTATGACTGGCTACAGGCGTCCATCGCCGACACCGGCTCGACCAGTCAAATCGGGACAATCCTGTATATCGGCCACGAGCCACGTTACGGGACTGACCCGCTTCCGACTGCCATAGCGTAAGAGGGCTGACATGCGCGCCTATCGCTTCACCCAGACCGTCACATATCAGTCCGGCGACATGCCGTTCCCTGTCTACAGGGAGGGCTGTGTCTACATGCTGGACGATGACTTTGGCGCGCGCTGGGTGCGGCGACAGGTGGCGGCCTTATACGACGGACCAGACCAGCCTGTGCCTGACCCACGCCTTCCCCCGCTGCCGGCGCCGGTGGTAAGGGAGGCAGCGCCAACCGTGCAAGCGGTGGGGACGGCCCAGGTTGAGGCGCCGGCACCGGCGCGGGATGAGGGCGCGGTTGGCGTTGTGGAGCAGTCGGCGGCCACGCCTGCTGTTCCTGTCCCAGCCGCGCCAGCCTCTCCTGCACCTGCGCCAGCAGTCAAGCTGCCCGCGTCCCAGGCGCCTGCCTACGGGCAGCGCAGGCGGTAGCCATGAATGGGTTCCACGGCGGATACACAGTCCGCGCTCTAATGACCCAGGCCAACGATCAGTGGCACTTTCTCGCCAACGGCATCCGGGTGCACCGGACGGCACTGGTAGGGTTCCAGCCCATCAAATCCGCAGCGATTGCCCGGCAGCCTGGCGAGCAGGTGCCGCCGGTGATTGGCGCAAACGTGACCATTGGCCCATATGCCATCGTGTATGCCGGGGCTGAAATCGGCGATGACACATTCATCGGGCCCCTGACGCAAATCCGCGAGGGGGTGCGCATCGGCAAGCGGTGCGTGGTGGGGTTCAACGTCGAGATTGCTTACGACACAGTGATAGGCGACGACGTGCATATTGTCGGCAGCGCGCACATCACCGGCAAGGCGCGCATCGGCAACCGCGTTTTTGTCGGTCAACATTCGATGATGGCGAATGAAAAACATCCAGGCGAATACGTATGGCGCGGCGACGAGCAGGGCCCGACGATTGGTGATGATGTTACGATCGGCGCGGGGTGCTACATACAGGCCGGCATTACGATCGGCGCCGGTGCCACGGTTGCAGCTATGGCCGTCGCGACAAAGGATGTGCCACCGGGCGTAACCGTGAAAGGCAACCCAGCGCGGTGATTACGGTCGATGTGCGCGGCTATGACACCACGGTGGTGGCATTCAGTGGATTGGCGCCGCGCAACCACCTGTTCGAGTGGACACGCAGCCTGGCAGAAATACCGGCAAACTTTGTGGGCGTGCGTGACCCGCACAATGCCTGGTATCAGATAGACACAGCGGCAATCGCCCAGCAGGTAGCGGCGGCGATACGCATCATCGGCGGCAGGCGCACGGTCTGCATCGGCGGCTCTGCCGGCGGGTTCGCGGCTATCATGTTCGGCCGCATGCTGCGCGCTCACATGACTCTGGCATTCTCGCCTCAGTCGGCGTGCGGTGCGGCCAAGCGGTCGCTGGGCGATATGCGGTGGGATGAGTGGTGCATGCACACGCCGTCGTGCGACCTCGCTGGCCACTGGGACAACGCAATTGTCCATTACGCTGCTGATGACCGCTGGGACGCCATACATGCGGGGCGCCTGATGGCTGACCTGCGCGAGTGGCCCACCGGCGGGCATGACGTGGCGCGGATGCTGAAAGAGCAGGGCGCGCTGCACACGGCGCTCATGGAAGCGGTGGCTGCATGATCGTCACCAGTTTTTACGCCTACCGTTACGACCAGTGGGGCTGCGACTATCCGGCACTGATGCGGCTGCTGGCGGCATCCTGCGCGCGGTTCGGACTGCGCCATGTGGCGATAGGTGACAAGCCACTCGACGGGCTTGAGACGCTCCTGTGCGACCTGCCTGACAACCTAATGCTGGCCATTCTGGATGGGCAACGCCAATTCCTGGCGGCGCATCCTGGCCCAGCCCTGATGGTGGGGGCTGATTGCCTGATAACTCGTGACCCGCGGCCAGTCCTGGCTGGTGATATGACCGTCACCATTGGACCATTCGGCGACTGCGAGATGAACACCGGCGCCATCTGGTGCGCCGATGGCCCGCGCTGTGCGCCAGTGTGGCAGGCTGCGATTGACAGTGGGCCCACTGACTGGGGCGAGGATCAGACAAGCCTGTATGCCGCTGTGCGGGTGTCAGGGCTGGATGTGCAGCGGGTGCGCTGTGAGGATCACAACTGGGCGCCCGACTACTTGGCCCACCCGGCTGGCATGCCGACAGTGGTCCATTTCAGGGGCACACGTAAAGCCTGGATGGCCGAGTGGGCCCGTATGCACATGGGGCTGACGATATGATGCCAGGAGACGAATACGCCGAACCTGGGCTGATATGGTCCGGCAAAACGGTGTTCTGCTTGGCGAGCGGTGATAGCCTGCGCCGGCTGACCGAAAGCGAGTGGCACGGCATCATCGCCAAGCAATGGACGGGCAGTATCGTGCTGTCCATCAATTCGTCCATTAAAACGGCTCGCGCTGCCGGGTGTGAACCGAACGCCATCCTGTTCTCTGACCTCAATTGGTATGAGGACAATGAGGCTCTGATTAAGGCGTTCCCTGGCCCGCGGTTCACGTTCAGCCGTCGCGCCAAAGTAGCGTTCCCCGACCTCTGGCGCATCGACAACACCACGCGCCCCGACTTTGCTGTGGGCGCCGGTCCAATCAAGGATGGCCGGTCCAGCGGCAATCGAGCCATAAGCGTGGCTGTCAAACTTGGCGCGCGCCGGGTGATCTTGCTGGGTTACGATATGCGCATCGACCCTGTGAGCGGGCGCAGTCACTGCCACAATGACTACCACAACACTGAGGCGGCGAAGGTTTACGCACAGGAGTTCATCCCTTCGTTCAATGGCTGGGACGCCGCGGCGCGGGATGCGGGTGTGGAAATCTGGAATGCGACCGATGGCACCGCGCTAGATGAGTTCGCGAAAGTCGGTCTGAATGAGGTGCTAACATGGCGACCATAAATGCGCGCGTGGTGCGCACCGATAAGTCGGGCACGATTGCCAGTGGTGGCGTGGCGCAGACGCTTGCCGCGGCGCGCACGGACCGGCAGGGCTTCTGGCTGCAGAACCAGTCTAACGCCGACTTGTGGGTTAATGAGATCGGCAGCACCGCTGCGGCGACACAGCCGGCCATCCGTATCCCTGCAGGGGCATATTGGATCATGGAAGACACGGGCGTGACGGTTGCCGCCATTTCGATCTTCGGCGCGACAACCGGCCAAGCATTCGCCGCGAGGGAGTGGTGAAATGCCCATTAACTATGCTGCGATCCCACCGCATCCTGGCATCCGGTCGTCGCCGACCAGTTACTATCTGCCAGCGACCAAGACTGCTGGCACCGGCACAGGCGCGCTGACAGGGGACCGCATCTATTACCTGCCATTCCTACTGCCTGGGGTCACCGTTGACCGTATCGGTATCGAGACCACAACAGGAGCAGGGAACGCCAGACTAGGCATCTACACCAACGTCGGCGGGCTGCCGACCAACCTATTAGTAGACGGCGGGCAACTGGACATCAGCAGCAACGCCGTGTTGGAAAGCACCATTGCCGCACTGACACTGCCTGACGAGTGGGTGTGGGTTTGTGCTGCGGTGTCCAGCACGCCGACAGTTCGGACAGCCACCGCGACAGGCAGCGGGATCATCGGCACGTCCAGCCCGTCAAGTTCAAGCACGGGATTAATCGCAAACCACACATTCGGCGCACTGACAGCCAGCGCCCCAGTCGCCAGCCTCGCTCTATTGGCTGGCGTCCCATGCCTGTGGTTGCGCAAGTCCTAACGCGAGGAACTAACACATGGCGAACGCGGTTTATCCGAAATACAAGGATGCAATCTATACCGGCGCCGCGAACTCGGCCATCAACGGCAGCGGCACAACCGGCCTGTATGTCGCGCTTGTGGACACCGGAACTTATACCTACAGCGCCGCGCACGAGTTCTATTCCGACCTGTCCGGCATCGTCGGCACTCCACAGGAAATCGGCACGCCGACACTGGTCAATGGCACGCTCGATGGTGGCGATGTCACGTTCAGTGCGGTTACAGGGAACAGCGTAGAGGCACTGGTGATCTATCGTCGGAATGCCGGCGCCAACACCACGTGGCGGTTGGTGGCCTACATCGACACCGGCGTTACTGGTCTGCCTGTCACCCCGAACGGCGGCGACATCGGCGTCACCTGGAACGCATCCGGCATCGTGACGTTCTGAGCGGCCACGTTATGCGAATGAGGTATTGGCTACTGTAATCCTTACGTCCACCGGCACGGGCACATGGCCGGTCCCATCAGATTGTTCCGTAGGCACAACGCTTTACGTCGAACTCTGGGGGGGAGGTTCAGGCGGCGGCCGGCGGTTCTCGACGACGTTTGGTGCTGGTGGCGCTGGTGGTGGTTATTCAGCCGGTGAATACGTCGTCACATCAGGCGACAAATCGAGCGGCATAGCCTACTCGATCGGCACAGGCGGGAATGGACAGACAGCAGCATCGGGCGGCAATGGTGCCGCCGGTGGGGACACGTGGTGGAAAACCAACGTCACCCTGTTGGCGAAAGGGGCATCTGCAACCAACGGCACTACAGGCGCCACAGGCGGGCAGGCATCGGCCGGTGTCGGAACCGTCAGGTTCAATGGCGGCAATGGCGCGACCCGTGCGCAGGGTGGAAGCGCGGGGGGTGCGGCAGGGCAGCACGGCGCCGGCGTATCATCCACCGGCACAACCGGAGGCGCTGGCGACAATGGGCAGGGTGGGGCTGGCGGCTCAACGCAGGGACAGGCCGGCACAGCCAACGTAGAGGGCGGCGGCGGTGGGGCCCGCAACAGCAACAATTCCGGCACAGGTGGTGCTGGTGGTGCGCCAGGTGGCGGCGGCGGCGCTGCAACCGCGACATCCCCAGGCAACGGCGGCAATGGCGCCCGCGGGCAAATCCGCATCACCTACACGCCGGCCAGCAATGTCTCACTCACCCCATTACTGCACAGCGATGGGGACACGTTCTATGGCCCAGCCGTTACCGCCCAGGCGGCCAGCCAGTCGCTCGCGCCGGCCAGGCACTCAGACGGTGACACGTTTCCTGGCCCCACTGTCACCAGGGGGCGGGTCACACTCACACCGGGCCTGACGGCGCCCGCGCAGGCGTTCCACGCTGCCACGGTCACCAGGGGGGCGATAACACTCAGCCCAGCGCGGTATGTGGCCGCGCAGGCATTCCCTGTGGCGACTGTCACCCGCGGCGCTGTGGGGCTCGCCCCGATCAGGGTGATGGATGCCGACGCATTCCCGGCACCATCGGTCACCAGGGGCGCCATCGCGCTGTCGCCGGCTAGGCTGGTCGATGCCGACACGTTCCACCTGCCGGCCGTATCTGCAGCGGGATCGAGTCTCACGCCGCCGACGCTGGGCAATAGCCAGTCTTTCCATAGCGCGGTCATCGTCCGCGGCGGGCGTGCGCTCACAGCGGCTATTTACGAGACCAGCCAGTCGTTCCACGCCCCGGCGGTTACTCGCTCTAAGATACTGCTTACGCCGGCCAAGGCGGTGGACGTGGATGTGTTCCACGTCCCGGCGGTCACGAAAGGCGCTGGCCATCTCATCGCGCCCATGTTTGTGGATGCTGATGGGTTCTACGCTGCCACGGTATCGCCCGGCGCCGTCACCCTATCGCCGCCGCGGCTGCTCGACGCGGACACGATCCACGCGCCCCAGGTCGGCCGTGTGCCTCTGGTGTTGCGGCCGCCCATCCTGGCGGCGCAAGCGCAGTTCCCTGGCGCATCTGTGGTGCGCGGCGCGGTCGTGCTGCTGCCCACGGCATTTACAGATGCCGATGCGTTCCACATGCCTGGGGTGGCCCAGGACAAGGCCATAATTCGGCCGGTTCGGCTGGTCCAATATACTGCCTTCCACGCCCCGCGGCTGACACAGGCGGGCATGCCGACAGTGCGCATGCCGGTGTCAGTGCAGCGGAACGCCGACCGGGCCCATAGCAGGCCAGCAGCCGAACGACAGGCCAGCCCACCTGCCATCCACGCCATGCTGCCAAGGCAGCAAGCCGCACCGGCTGCCAGCCGGCGCCCGACACGTCCACCGAGGCCACGATGAACAGCATTCTGACAGTGACATCGGCGGCCAGCACCTACGACCTGACATCCCTGACCACCGTCAAGGAAGAACTGTCAGTCACGGATGGTGCCGACGACGCCATGCTGCGCCGCTGGATCACTGAGGAATCGGCACGCGTCGCCAGCCACTGCCGGCGGGTGTTCGCGCTGGAAACTGTCCGCGAGGTGATCCGGTTCGAGCCCTATGACGACCGGGACTGCGTGCCGCTTTCGCGCAGTCCAGTGGCGTCGCTGACCTCTGTCACCGAGGATGACGATACCGCGCTCACCACGTCCTATTATGAGGCTGACCTGGGTGCTGGGCTGCTGTATCGCCTGGACGGCAGCAGCAATCGCGAGTGGTGGATGTGCAGCCGCCTGACGGTGGTTTACCGCGCTGGATACACGCTTCTGACAGGCCTGCCGCGCGAGATCGAGAAGGCCACCATACGGCTTATCCAGCATCGCTACTACGCCCGCGGTCGAGACCCATACTTGCGCGCGCAGAGGGTCCGGAACGTGCTTGAGCAACAGTTCTGGGTGCCAAGCGCAAATGAAAGCGCCCTGCCGCCTGACGTGCGGGACATGCTGGCGACATTCGTGGAGCACACGCCGTGAACACCCCTGGCGCATACTCGCTGACATATAACGACACTGGCGATTTCGCCATCACCACTGCCGGCACCTATGTCGGCGACTGGGTTGATGGGTTCGAGGGTGTGCTGGGCCTAAATGTTCAGTTGTCGATGTCATATGGCAGCGGCGGCACCACAGCAAAAATCTACCTGCAGACTTCAATCGACGAAGGCACAACCGCCATCGACATTGCATGCGTGGCCTGCACGACGAGCAGTGTGACGAAGCTTTACAATCTCAGCGGATTGACGCCGAAAACCACCGCTTTGACGCCCTCTGACGGTTCTTTGACGGATGACACCGCGGTCGATGGCGTCCTGGGCGATCGGTTCCGGATCAAGGTGGTTGTCGTCGGCACCTATGCAAACACCGTGGTGTCCGGCCGCGTGGTGGCCAGATGAGCGCATTCGGCCGCGCCACTGAGGCTGCCGTGCGGTCCTACATCTATCAGGTAGGTGAGTCGGCCACGCTGCGCCGCCTGACCGGGACGCAGCAGATACCGATGTCGGTGGAACTGCGCGCGGTCATTGGCGGCGCCGCTGAGCAGCAGATGGCAGGATCGGCCATGCAGATGGACCGGCAGGTGATCATCTCGAACCACGAGATCGCAGCCAAACGGTGGCCGGGCCCGCCGCGTAGGGGTGACCGTCTGATAGCGGGTCGCCGCTCATACACGGTCGAGGACGTGGACACGATCGTGGTGGATGACGTGACAGTCCAGCACGAACTTAGGGTGCGGGGCGGGCCATCTGGCAATGGCGTCGTTTGAGCAGGTAATTGCGCTTCAACTCAAAAAATGGGGCCCAGAGGAAGCGCGGCGCATCCACATCGCTGTGGCACGGAAAACCCTGCGCGAGTTTATGGCACGGCAGGGCGCAAAGCCACAGGTCCTAATCGAAACGGACGGCCACCCGACCGGCACCGAGGACGCGGTGCAGCCGTATGGCATAATCATCTACCACCTCAGCCGGTTGCGAGAAATTGCATCATTCGCGATACGCACGGCAGAGGAATTGTCGCCCGTTCTCAGCGGCAGATACAAATCGTCCTGGTTCCTGATGACCACCGGCAATGTGCCCATAGGGTTCGATGAGGTGGACGCATACGACGCAGTGATACTGGTGAACGACCAGCCGTATCACCGCAAAATCCACGTTGGCGCCAAGGGGTTCGAGAAATATGCCACCCCATCGGGCATCGTGGAAAAGGTCCGGCAGAAGGTGCGTCAGCGGTATGGCGCGCGTGGAGTTAGGACACACATCAGTTTCCTGGCGCTGAACAACGTCAGTGTTCGCAGCCGCATGCGCCGCGGCCCCGCGCGGGTAAACCTGACCTATCCGGCGCTTGTCATGTCTCTGAGGTAGCGATGCTGTGGTCTGCTGCAGAGGCGGCAATCGAGGCTCATATCCGCACACAGTGGGCTGCATCGGCCTATGCCTCTGTGCCGCTGATCTTTGAGAACGAGACGCCACCCGACACATATGACCGCTTTGTCTACGTGACCGTCGAGGGCGTGTATGCCGAGAAAACGATCTATGGCGGCACGGGCAAGCGATCGGCACAAGAGGCGGGGCTGGTATTCTTTCATGCCTTCGTGCCGCTGGGCTCTGGCAAAGCCGGAGCGACCGGAATGGTGGATGCGATGACATCTGCCCTGGAACTGCAGACGATATCGAGTGAGATCAAGATGGACGGCGGCAACCCGCCATCTCCCGCAGAACCTGGGGACGTGAATGTCCCAGGCGAACAACCACGAGGCAGCTACTACCGCGTCAGCGGCAGCGTGCCGTTTGTGGTGCTCAGCACCCGCTAGACCAAGGGAACTAACATGGCTGTTAATGGCACGCTTGGCAGCAAGCTGTTCATCACAGATGCTGCAATTGCTTCCACCATCGACTCTGAGGCTGAGTTCTCCGCCCAGTCCTGGACTGAGGTGGGGCTGGTCGAGAGTTTCGGCGACTTCGGCCGCCAGTTCGAGATGGCAAACTTTGTCGCTGTGGCCGATGGCCGCACATACAAGTTCAAGGCCTCCTACAACGAGGGCGCCTTTGACTTCGCGCTAGGGCAGGACCTGAGCGACAGCGGCCAAGCTATCATGAAAACGGCCGCCGAACTTACTGACCAGAGTAACTATGGGTTCCGCATCGAGTTCAACGATGCGCCCAGTACGGTTGGCGGCCCCACCACCGTGTTTTTCCGCGGCCTCGCCATGTCGTTCCGCACCTCGATGGGCGCGGTAAACAGCATTGTGAAGGCAAACGCGCGGGTCGAGGTCAACAGCCCCATCATCACAGTGGACCCCGCGGAACTCTATGACCGCTTCGTCACCGGCGGCAGCCTGACGCACTGGGAACTGTTCAACGGCTCCGACGCCCAGGCCGCTGACCCTGTTATCAGCAGCAATACCCTGGTCATGGTGTCTGGTGACGCCGGGACTGGGTTCGCCGCAGACGGCTCGCAGGCGATCGGCGATACTGGCTATGCGCTGGGCAGCGGGGCGCTGACGTTCGAGTGTCGAGTGAAACTGTCGGCCATAACCAATGTGGCGGCATTCTTTGGGTTCACCGACCAAAAGGCGGCGCTGGAAATCCCCATAGAGTCCGCCGCAT